CCTGCCGTACCTAAACCTGTAACTGGATCATAATACCCCGATCCTCCCATCATTCCGCCACCAAAACCTCCGAACAACCCACTGAATATTCCTCCTAGTCCTCCACGACCTAAAAGCATGGAGTCTAATGCCATATCTATTATTTTATTACTTATGCTGTTTAAGACATTACGCATAGCATCTCCGAAACTTTGAGCACCTAATATTGCATCTCTGAAATTGTCTTTAAATGTTTGTCCAATAGTTTGAGCCAACTCTACTTGCATTTGCAATGATCTTTCTAGTTGTAGGTTGGTTCTTATTCTAGTCTCTTGAGTCTTAGCTTCTTCTTCACCTATTATCTTGGCAAGATCCCTTACTTTTTGTCTTACCTCGGCTTCTTGCTTACCAACTTCAAGGGTATCTTTTAAAATAACAATATTATTTAGATTATTTTTCAATAAAAGGTCGGCTTGTTTTACATTGTTTGCAGTTTTTGCCCTTGCTAACTCTATATTTTTTACTATTTTCTTTCTAGCTTCTAACTGTTTTCGTAAATTCTCAAGATTAGCTACTTGCACAGCGTTATCTGATAGTTCATTTACATCGGGTAACTGAGTAGGGAATAATCCACCAAATGCTTTTGGTAAAATTCTCATTTCTTCTTTTACCCTTGTTGCTTCGGCTGCTGCTATCTGTGCTTCTAAATCTTTTACTATCGGATCACTCTGTATTGCTCCGATTACGTTAGGAGTTTCTGGTCCATCTCCAGGTATTAAGTTTGATACTCTATTAGCTACCTCGGCTAAAGTTGCTCCTACCCTTAGTAAGAATCTTTGGAAACTATTTCCTAAAGCTGTGAAGGACTCTCCAAACTTTTGTATTTCTTTGACTCCTCTTTCCCCGACTACATCAACCATATTTTGAGTTACAGCAGCTAAAGCAGCCTGTTTACCATTTAGCTGTTCAATTAATCTTATTCTTCTACCTTCTTCTGTTCCTGCTAAACCAAGAGCCGTGGTTAGTTTATTTATATCGGCTGTTAGTGGGTCTAATGCTTTACCTAAATTAGCAACTCCTGTAACTGCATTTTGAATACCTGTTACTACTGCTGTTCCAATTAGACCTCCTGCAAAGCCTCCCATCTGTCCACCTAATCTGTCTCCAACCAGACCACCAGTAAAACCACCAGCAGCAGCCAATGGACCTTGACCAAATAGTAGAGGGAACGCACCACTGATTAATGCACTTGTAAGTCCACCTCCTCTTCCCGATCCTGCTGGTCCAGGTAGTAACTGATTACCTCTGTAGTTGAGAGGAGAACTAGGTCCAAGTGGATTCCGTAGTGCCTGATTTAACCTTCTAGCTTCTGCATTAGCAGCCTGTTCTTGTGCTTTTATAGTTTGTAAAGTCTGTTTATTTCGTAATACTTCCGATCCAATTAAATCTTTATTGTTTTCAATGCCTCGTAATCTGGCTTTGTTTATTCTGTCCTCAAAAAATGCAGCTTTTTTAGCTGAAGATGCTGTATAACCAGAAATTTGAGGATTTGATGGGTCTACAAGACCTCGAATACTTGGTGTTGTTCCTAATCTCTGAATACCTCTGGCTTCTGCATTTAACATTGCAGCACTAGGCAGTCCTCTGGGTTGTCTTAATGTTGTTTGCTGATCTATGACTGCTGCTGTTCTTCCTCCTAATCTTCCTGCCCTGCCTGATAATCTAATAAGATTCATACCAGCAGATTGCATATTTACCTGCTTTATTTTTTCTACTGTTACTTTTTTCTCAGCAGCTAGTTTTTTATTTGTGGTTAATAAATCCTCTTTACTTAACAATAATTCTTTCTTAGCTAAGTCAAATTCTTTCGCATCTATGTTACTTCTTGCATTGTCCAGCCGTGTTTCTGTTTTAGATATATTTGCCATCTGGGATTTAACTTTCTTTATTCCCGTTTCTATAGATAGCTGTTGATTTCTAAGTTGTATCTGCTTTATTTCTTCTTTAGTTTCTTGCTGTTGTACTTTTAATGCAGCTTCAGCTTCAGATAGTTGTTTTTTACCTTGGCCTTGTTTTACTTTTCCAACTTTATCTACCTTTACACCTAAATCTTTTAGCTGCTTATCTAGTTTCTTGGTATCTAGCTCAATATTTACTTTGTAATTAGCAGCCACGACTATTTATACTAAATAATTCTATATTAGCGTACCTTGCGAGACTGAGCTTGTCTTTTTGCTTTTTCGTATGCTTCTGCTTCTCTTTCTGCGGTTAGTTCAAAATAGGCACTCCAAGCAATAAGTTCTTGCGTTGACATACGTTCTCTTAGCTCTTTAAGAGTGTATCCTAGTTTTTCAGCTACAAAAAACTGTGTGAATAGAAAACCGTCTTGTTTAAGTTGTGCTTTTTACGGCATCGGGGCTTCCCTCCTCGCCCATACTTTGCATTTTTTGCATGATGTCTAGTAGCACACCTAAAGGTATCTCTCTTCTTAATACAGGTAAATCTGCTGGAGAGAATAGCTTTGTACCCGATTCATCTTCAGCTTTTGTAACAATTACTTGAAGAGCAAAGTCTAAACTTCCTTCTTCTTGACCTTTATTCATAGCCATTAGTGTACTGTTTATTGTGTCTCTATCAGCTATGGTTATGGGCGACCAGAAGATTTTTAATATCAGTTCTTCTCCTTTAAAAATGGAGTAGCTACTGCGTTCTTCGACACTAAAGGCTTTCTTTAGTTTGTCGATTGCTCTTGCTGTTGGCATAAAAAATTGTATCTATTCTTGTAGTATAGCTTAGTATCTTCCTGCTGGCTTGGTTGTTTTACCTAAGAAACCTTTTACCTTAAATCCTTTATCCATATCTTTGAATATTTCTTTACTCTGCGTGTAAACATCGTACCAGTTAGGAACATTAGGTCTTGGAGTTGTATTGGCTCCTTTATCAAATAAGTCTTTGTACATAGTTCCATCTTCGGGGTGTTTCTTTTTGTTTATTACAAATGCTGCGTAATCGGTTTCGTTTCCTATAAATACTGGATTTGTTAGAGCCTGATAAACCTTTTTACTTTCTTGGCTTATTTGTCTAAATATAAAACTAGGTGGTCTATCTAAACTGTCTCTAGCACCATCTTCATTTAGTTCTCCCATTCTTGGTTTTGTTGCTTGAACTTCAGTAGGACTTACGACCCAGGATTCAGCAAAAGTGCCTGTCCAATATGGGCTTCGGTTTTGTAATGACTCATGTATTTCAGCAGCAGCTTCGGCTCTTGCTTCAGTTACAAGTTTGCGTAAGTCTCTTGGTAAATGTCTTATGTCTTTAACCATTGGCTGAAAAATTGCAGTTTATGACACTTAAAAAATGACTGTCTCTATCGGTAGTTATAGCTGTAGGTCCTTCTATCTCGCTGACTCTTGGAGAAACTGAAAAAGTATCAGTATAGTTAGAAGCATTTATTGAAGTAAGTCCAGTTATTACAGACTCAGATATTGCAGCAGCTACGGCACTCCCTTTCTTAGGAGGTGTCATAACTCCACATCTGATTACACCGCTATAGTAAGTTTCTGCTGCACCTTGAGGTTGAAGTGTTGACTGATTAAAATTTATATTAACCATTACATACTTTTTAGTTATACCTGGAGTTGTGAAAGGCATATTATCAAACACCACTGTCACTGTGTTATCAGCAGTTGTTACTGCGTTTTTGATTGCGGTTTCAAATGCTGCTCGTGCGTTTACTAAAGTCATTAGAAAATAACGTCAACTCTGAATAAATATTCCTGACCGCCACGCAAAGTTCTTACATCTGTAATCTTTGCAACTCTGGTCGATCCAGAAAATGTAAGGGTGATCTCGTCTGATAATAGAGGCTGACTATCTCCTATGAGATCAGGGGTTATGTAAATTCTAGCCACGTTTTCCTGAAATCCTGTTTCCTCGCTGGATTGTATAAATTCAACGGGAACTTTGATTGTGTAGCTTGTATCGCTAGTAGTTACTGCACCAGTAGATGTGTTGTAGGAAGCTGATGCTTTTCGAGTGTAAATAATTGTTGTGTCTAATGAGTCTCCTAGTTGAGACACCACTTGTTTAGCTATATTTTTTAGTGCTGTATCTAGTTGTCCTGCCATTAGCCTCTAACCGCCCTTAACTGAAAAGTTCCTGCTCCACCTAGCATATATGCTCCAAGATAACTTTGTAACCAAGGGTAAACATCTAAAATATTATTTATTGATCCAGTTCCCTGACTGTCTGTGTTGTACTTAACTTGAATATCTCCTAACTTTACTTCAGAAAAATTACCATCTTTTCCTGTAGTTCCTGTTATAGCTCCAGTATCATTTGCTAAAGCTCTGGCTAATTCGTATTGTGCATACTTTATATTTAGTGGAATTTTGCTGCAAGATAGTTCCACTCCATCTACTTGATAATTATTTCTTGGAAATTTTAGTGCCTGTCCATCATCGCATCTGTCGCCATAGTAAACGAAGCTGTCGATCCAACGGGTAGCAGATATTAGTGATCTGTTCTTTTGATCGTCTGTTTTATTTGTCCAAGTTGAAGAGTCTGGTACTGTTTCAAAGTATGTATTAGCTTCAGCTAGTGTGACATAGCTATTAGCATTTTCTCCTTTTACAGTTGCATTTATGGTAGCTGCCACGATTAGTAAAGTAATTTAGTTTTATTGTAGCGTAAAGAAAAAACCCCACCAATATTCGGTGAGGTTTGATGACCACAATTTAATGATATTAAGGATTTGTTCCTGTATCAAGTGGTGAGTTAACGATTAGCTCAACTA